ATGGCGCATACAATTAGTCGTGGTGTCTACTACTTTGTGAAGCGTATTCCTGGACGGTACGCTTGTGTTGACCCGCGTTCACGTATCCAGCTTTCCCTTAAAACCAAATGCCCTGAGGTGGCGCAAAAGAAATCTCTCATCGTTGAGGAGAGGCTTATTGCGTACTGGGAAGCTTTGCTTGCCGAAGATCATGAGGGAGCGAAGACCCATTATGATGCTGCAGTTAATTTTGCTGAAGCACAGGGTTATTCCTATCTGTCTTTGGAGAAGGTCGTAGCCGAACCTCTTGGTGGCTTGCTGAACCGGATTGAAGTGATTCCGGATAGTGAGAGATCTAAAACAGGGTCCGTTGTTGCTGATGGCCTGCTTGGCGGCGCTCCAAAACCTGCTCTGAAAATATCAAGGCTCTATGAGGATTACCTGGATCTAACTCCAGATCTGCTGATCGGGAAGAGTGACGATCAAATTCGCAAATGGAAGAACCCAAGACTTAAAGCCGTTAATAATTTGATCGCAGTCGTGGGCGATAAAGATGTTCATGAACTAACCCGTGACGATGGTTTGAAGCTTCGTGAGTGGTGGATGGATCGTGTCGTCGATGAGGACAAGAAGCCGAGCACGGCAAATAAGGACTTTACTCACCTCTCCAAAATCTTTTCGACCTGGCGGGATCTCAGGCAAGAGCAGCTCGCCAACCCGTTTCTTCAGCTTAGGCTTGCGGAAAACGAGTTGCAGGAGCACAGGCCATCATTCTCGCGTGACTGGATCAAGACAGCCCTGCTGGCTCCAGATGCCTTCGGCGCGACCAATGAGGAGGCTGTGCTGGTGTTTAAGATCCTCATCAACACAGGCCTTCGGCCATCAGAACTACTTGGTGCGAAGCTGGAGCACTTTGTTCTGGACCATGAGGTGCCTCATATCTGTGTTGAGGAATACCGGGATGGACCAGTTAAACGTAAACTGAAGACCAAATGGTCTGCACGCGATGTCCCGCTGCTAGGTGTCTCACTGGACGCAGCAAAGCGACTTGTCGCAATGGGAGGGGTTCAGGCGTACTACCTCAAAGCGGATCGTTGGAGCGCTTTGGTCAACAAGGTGATGGTTGAGCGAAAGCTGAAAGAGACAGATCGCCATACACCCTATTCACTGCGACATTCATTTGAGGAGAGTATGTTGGAAGCTGGTGTCGATCACCGGCTTCGTGTTGAATTGATGGGACATGCTTACAACAGACCGAAATACGGTGAGGGCGGTAGCCTGGAACTGAAACGTGAGGCGATTATGCGATTTGCCTTTAACTAGGCTGAGGGCGTAAATATTTGTTACGGGAAAAGCAAACCTTCGCTGCATAACAACACAATTGTCACTACGGGCCAACTGCGGCCCTTCTAATGGCTCCATCAAGGGTTGTTGCTATTGGCATAGGAAGATTTTCTGAGTGCTTTCGTGTGCAGTCATACGTGCGTCTACGCGTTCACTTAAGCGCGACGTGAAGCGGGAGAACAGAACCTATTCTTGCCGGTCATGATTACAAGTTTGTTGTTCGGAGCTATTAACGCCCATCTCAAGCAGACAAGCGCTACTTATTTCGATGCTAATGCACCCTTCCGCCTGAACTCTTTTTCAGAATGTCTGTCAGAACGTGGGATGGGATGGGCAGCATGACTTGGCCGAGGGACTTGAGCGTTTCAGCGAAATTTGCGGCAGCTTGTTCAACTTCTTCGCATCTTTGTGGGCAGGTGATGTGCTGCAGGCAGAGGTCCACTGTATCGACATCGTGCTGCAAGCCCGCGATAAGACCCATGGTCAAACATTCTTCGACACAAAGATGCTGAGAATCGTAAGGGTAAGAACGAAGCGGACAGGCTGCGCAGCGCTTCAGTGTGCGCACGTATTGAGATAGGCTGGCTAGCGCCACTCCGGCATTTTGAAGACCGAGCACTTCGCTGTAGAGTTCCCAAGCCATCTCCCAGGGCGTGATGGAATCTGTCTCAAAACCGGATGACCAACGGCGATACCCCTCCAGAACCAGTCTTTCTGGTTGGCGTTCCAGGTAAATATCATTTGCCCCAACATCCATGGATAGCGCCTCTTTCGTGCATCTGGCGGTTGCGTCACTCGGCCAGTACTTAATATATGAATATCAGAGTATAGTTTATGGGGTATGAGTGTTCAAGCGGCAGTTTCAACTTGCGGAGCATTTTGCGATTTATCTGGCACTGATACACGGCCAGTGCGAACAGGCAACTGTGGGCCACAAGCAGCCACTCAGGTGGTTCCATCATGGGTTGAGACAATTCTTTTGGAAGCTAGTGCAGGTGCATTCCTTAGTACTTTTCGGTTGGACCTATGCGCTTTTGTAGCGTGGTGTGTCACGGGTTCATGAGCCCATGGCAGTCATACGCGACATCATCGGTCTTCGCGGGTGCAGCAATTCGCTTGTGACCAATACCTGACATTCGATCTTCCCCAAAGCAGCCGTAGACAAAGTTAGACTACAACTTCAGAGCGATCTCATCTGATGAACTGTTTTAGATTGAAACTGAGTTTGCCTGCCTCAACTCTTCCATCTTAAAGAGCTGGAGCCTGTCTGCAGAGATACCGAGATTTGATAGCGTCGTTTTGAATCTGTGCTTCACATGTTCATCGTAATACGAGACATACCAAATAGCATTTGGCACCACATGCTGTGCGATTGTAACGAAATAATCCAGATCAACTTCTGAGAGGGAGTGCCCCAATACAATTATATGCCATACGTTTTTTTGAGACTTAAAGAATTGCTCGTTATCAGAAATATTTTGCTTTGCATTCTTAAATGAGTTTGCCCAGTAACTGTTTATTGCCACCTCGGCTAGTTCGTACGAAAAGCTATATTGATCACTCTTCTCTTCATACCACATTTCTTGTTGCTCTGGTGTGAGACCTGTTGGTGGCTCTGTACTTTCAATCTCTTCCGCACTCCCTAGATCCTCTGAACCAACACCATGCCCAAGCAATAAGTCCTCACCGGCATATGCTTTGCCATGTATGTAACAGATCTGAGAGGGGTGTATACCATAGTATCGCTCAAGCGTATCTGTATAGTTGAAGCTCAAAAATGAAGCATCTCCAATAATTCTGAGCCGTGCACCATCAATGTCGTTAGGGTATTGAATTGCGCCTTCTTCTGAACCTCCATTTACAAAGTCCTTAAATGCGTGGCGCATATCTTTAGTTAGTACATCTATTATTCGCTCAGCCTCCCAACTAGCCTCTCCAGAACGATGTGGGTCGGAGTCATCTAAATAGTCTCTGACACTCTCCCACACTTGCTCTGCTTCAAAGTTGCCTAGTGTACTCTCAAACTCTCCCCAGCAACTGATCCCACCAGGTTCACTAGAAGCAAGAGGATCAACCTGAAAATTGAAAACCTGTACCAATAAATCGAAGATTTCTGTTCTATTTTCTTTTAAAAAGGACCCAAAACAAGAAAAGCTGGTGTCAGGATATGCCCCCATTTTCTTCCAGTGGTGCAGATCAAATCCGTTACCGATGACATAAAGAACTGGTGTTTTCATGATGATCACTAGTTTGTAAGATCAGAGAAACTGCGAGATAGGCTTTATTTAGATTGAGAGTTTTCTATAGTAAATTCCGCTCAGCATAAGTCTTTAAAAAAAATAGAGATTCAGGGCCGAAATCTTCATAACTGAAACGCCTTCCATGCAGCTCTCTCAGGTCAAAAGTCTTACGCTCAATGGTGTATTCCCTAATGAAAACGGGATTCCGCATTTCCCATTTAGGTTCCGCTATATCGTGAGCAAATGCATTCCTTACCTGATAGATTAGTGCAATGCATTGTTCGTTTTCCGATGCAAAAGCTTTCTTTGGTATACTGTGTCCGGCTTCCTCGACGGAGCGATGCAATGTAATAGCTGCAGCGCCAAAAGCTATTGTGAGATTATTGTGAAGCGCATGTATGAGATCGTTCGGGTCGTTAAAGATCTGAACTGGTGGGACAAAAAATGGGCGTCCGTTGTCATCATTAAATATGATGTCGCAGTCAAGCTTCTTTAGGTCTATTTCACCCGCCTCACCATAAGCCAAAAGCTTCCAAGCAAATTCCACGTTTGCAAATGCTGTTGGTAAAAATTTCATCTCATTCTCCAAAGAGACAATTAAACTAATAAATTGTAGGCGATTCGAAGTCCCAACCTACTGGTTGTTTGGTGATTGCAGCCGTACCTCTTCATTTAAACCAAAGCAGTTTGAAAATGTATATTAAAAAAATAGAGACACGTAACTTCAAGTGTTTCGAAGGTTCATTTCAGCTCGAACTGAATAAAGATCTCAACATTATTGTTGGTGATAATGAGGCTGGAAAAACAACAATCATTGAAGCAATTCATTTGGCGCTCACAGGACTATTTCATGGCAAATACCTGCGCAATGAATTGTCGCCTTATCTCTTTAACAACAGGGTAATAGACGCATATTTAGCGAGTTTGATAACACCGAAACCTCAGCTCCCACCTACCATCCTGATTGAGTTGTATTTGGATTATGACGTATCTCCTGAAGCTGGCCTGCTGGTGGGTAATGGCAACAGTTCTGGTGTGACGTGCCCAGGAATACTCTACAAAATTGAGTACAATGATGCGTATGACGGCGAGTACAATGCTCTCGACAAAACAAATTTGAAGTCCTTGCCCATTGAATTCTACCGAGTAGTAAGAAAGTCCTTCGCCCGAAAAGAAATTACTGCATTGAGCATTCCAATCAAATCGGCTCTCATAGATAATTCCACATACCGCACTTCAAGTGGCTCTGATCTTTATATATCTCGTATAGTCCGCAATGGCTTAGAAGACGAAGAAAGGGTTAAACTATCTCAGGCACATCGTGAGATGAAGCAACATTTTATGGACAACAAAGCGGTTCAGGGCATTAACGATAAGCTTCAAAAAGATCCTTATCTAAAAGACAAGAACATTGAGGTTTCGGTCGATCTTGGTACGCAATCTGCTTGGGAGAACAGCCTCGGAACATATCTCGATGAAGTTCCGTTTCATCTAATAGGTAAGGGTGAGCAGAGCATAATTAAGACTGCGTTGGCGATGGGACACAAGCGGGCCAAAGATGCTTCTGTAGTGCTGTTAGAAGAACCTGAGACACATCTCTCGCATACTAAAATGAGTCAGCTAATCTCGAGGATCGAGAGCAACTCAGAAGGTCGTCAACTTATTGTCAGCACTCACAGCAGTTATGTGGCTAACAAACTTGGCTTGAACAGTCTAATTCTTTTGAACAGCGATAAGACTATGCGTTTGAATGAACTCAAAGCTACTACTTCGAAATACTTCAAAAAGCTTCCAGGATATGACGTTCTACGGCTATTGCTTTGCAATCGAGCAATTCTGGTTGAGGGGGATTGTGACGAGTTGATGGTGCAACGCGCCTACACAGACTTGCATGGTGGACGGTTACCAATAGAAGATGGCGTTGAAGTGATTTCAGTTCGTTCATTGGCATTCAATAGGTTTTTGGAAATTGCTGCTCCGCTTCAGAAAAGAGTGCACGTCGTGACCGATAGTGACGGCAAAATTGAAGCGTTAGAGAAGAAGTATGCAGACTATCTTGGTGACAAGAAGAAAGATTGCATCAACATCTGCTATGATGATGAACTCGAAATCGGACCGGATAATGAGTTTAATTACAATACTCTTGAGCCAAAGCTACTAAAAAAAAATGGATTGGTACTCTTTAATAAAATATTTGGTACCAAGCATGCCGCTGATGATGAAATGTTTAAATATATGCACCGGAATAAGACTGTCTGTTCACTCAAGTTATTTGAAACCAAAGAAAATCTGAAGTTTCCAGAATACATTATGCAGGCAGTGAAAAACGATGGCTAACAATAGGTACTTGATAGCCGCTGCAGGTTCAGGAAAAACCACGTATCTTGTCAGAGAAGCTTTGAAAGTTCGCGAAGACTGGGTACTCATTACAACCTATACAACAGCGAATGAGCAAGAGATTCGAAAAAAGATCGCCGAAATGAATGGCGGTTCTATGCCCTCAAACATCAAAACACAAACTTGGTTCTCTTTCTTAATTGAACACGGCGTTCGCCCGTTTCAAAGTTTAATACTTGATGGGGATATTCATGGAATGGAGCTTACCAATGAGCCCTCAGGCTTAAGGTATCGCGATGAGAGTTTTGACCCACCCAGGCCTATTTATTTCGGAGCTGAAACACATTCAAAGCAGCACTACTTGAACAGTGAAAGAGATATTTATTCAGATAAGCTCGCAAAGTTTGTCGCTACCGCTGAAGCAAAATCTAAAGGCGAGATCAGCAAACGGCTATCGTTGATTTATAAGTATATATTCATAGATGAAGTACAGGATTTGGCCGGACACGATTTGACGCTATTGAGAGCTTTTTCTAAGACAATTGAAAACTTCCTGTTGGCGGGTGATCCGCGCCAAGTGACATACCTCACGAACCATCCAAAGGCGAATAAAGATTTTAGGAATGGGAATATCAGAGGTTTTTTGGAGAAAAAGCAGTATAAAAAGCAACCTTTTAAGTTTGATACGGTAACCCTCAGAGATTCACATCGAAACTGCAAAGAAATTTGCGATTTTGCATCGTTGCTATACCCTTTCTTGCTAGCGTCTGAACCATGCAAATGCAAAAAATGTGACTCGCAAAAAGACAAAAGCCATCGCGGCATTTATTTCATTGCACCTATAGACATTGAACCTTACTTGAAGGAGCGCAAGGCAATCCAATTGCGTTGGGATCGCACAAAGGAAGTATCATCTGCAACTGCGGTGTACAATTTTGGAGAATCCAAAGGGCTTACTTTTGATCACGTGCTGATCTACCCCACCAAAGGAATGAAAGCTTGGCTAGTAGATAATACTCAAGCTTTAGCGGATGAAACACGAGCAAAATTGTATGTTGCAATCACCCGCTCTCGGTCAAGCGTAGCATTCGTTATGTGAGCATTATGGGTTATGCCATTGTCTCAACCCCAGCTGAGGAATTTTCAGATTGCGTTGAATCCAGCGCCTTAATCAACCAAAACATGCCATTGGAAAGCAATCTAAATGACAGCCGCAAAAATGATTGACCCTGCTACCATTGTTGCCCGTTGCCACACTATCGAAGAATTAAGTACAGTAAAAGCCCGCGCCGAGAAGCAAGGTTTACAAGCTGTGGTCAATGCCTGTGTGGCAAAAATGGTTGAACACTCAGACGTGCCCTCGTACATCACACCCACCGATCCCAATGACCCTTTGTTGCCGAAATTCACTGAAGCGGTCAGAGCGCTTGAAGCCATAAGCGGAACGGCAAAGTCTCGAACGTGGCCAATGCTCGAACGACGAAGTGCCACAGAAAACATCGCACGTCTTGTTCTGAAGACAAATGCTTCGACCGGATTTGAAGAAACTATTAAATATGGCATTGCACATCTGAGCTTTGAGCAGATTGTGCTGGATCACCCAGAGCTCTTTGATGCGAAGGTATTAGAAGCAGCCCTCCAGCGCTTAAACTCATTGGAGTGAGCGCAGTAACCAAGAGGTTTTCCAAATTTGTTTTTGCATAATGACGACTCGGGTGCCAAGTGTTTTTAAATGGAAATATCTGGTCCTACAGCGTTGCGGCTATTGAAACAAACGGTATGCAGCATGGATGGCTGATTTGAGAAATTGCAGTGTAATATTCAAAATTTAACAACCGGCAATATTGGGCCAGTTGAGTAATTACAGGCCCCTCATGAGAGCGACTGCAGACGCTTCTGGGTGAATTGGCTCAACTCTTGATAGAATTACGTGAATGGCAACTCTTGGCCCACCAAGTCAGCAATAACTTGAGGTTGACCTGGTTTTCTGCGCCGCAGCGAAGGTCAGCAAAGTCCCGCACTGGGTACATGGACCGCGCTTAAGTGGGTTGCCATCCACACCTCAGGCCTTTTAGAGGCGCACCCAATCAGAAATAGCAAGAACGTAAAACCGGTGAGGCCTCTGCACTGAGGCGAACGGCGGCTATGGTCACAGAGTTAATATTCAAGACAGCAATGACCAATTGGAGCTGAAGGCCGACAACTCACTCGGGTTAAGCTAACGCTTTTGCACTCAACCATCTAGCCCTCCATCGCGATTTTTCGTGCCAGGGTCAGATCATCTTCCCGTTGCTTGAATTCTTCTATCTCTCTCGTGAGCCGCTGGAAGATCGGCAGGTACTTCGTGTTCCCGGCTGCAATTATGGTGGCCATGATCTTTTGCGCGTTGAGGAGGCGTTCCAGTGTCACCTCCTTTTTCACATCAGGTCGAGGGAGAAGGTAGGAGACTGGAAACGCCTTTGCTGCTGCTTTTTTGCGGCGTGGAGCGATATCCATTTTATGCACGTTCCTTTGCTCAGGGTTGGAACCATGGTGGGTTAACTGGATTGCTCCGTCCGGCGTCCTTACCTATGGGAACCATTGGCTTCGAAAGAGGTGATCTGGGTGGTGATGAAATCTGTCGGGATACTCTGGGCTTTAGCCTTGATCGAAGTTTCATTCAGTGCAGGCACCAAGTTAAGCAGAGCGATGCCGGTGATGGCAATAATTGCCAGCTTCATGGCCTCGCAAAAAAGGAACAGAGGCACGTTGCAGCGATCACTAAATGCGTCATTATCAATGCTATTCATGGGTCTGTTCCTCATACTTGAGGGGGGAAAGTGAGAGCACTTCGCGCTTATCAGGCTTGATGAGAGGTCAGGCGCGATCCATTTGCTGCAGCAGCTTTGTGAGGCCTGCTTGGGCCTCATCGAAGGTCTTGCGCAGTGCATAGATGCGGTTTGCAATCGGTGCGGATTTGTCGGGTGAGAGCTTGATCATTTCGCGCAAGTCATCGCGGGCAAAGCAGATATCTGAATGTGCTTCGGCGCTGATAATCAGTGCTTCTTCACCAATCACCGTTGTAGATTTTAGAACGCGAAGAGGGCAAAGCTTATGAGGTGTGGGAAATGAGATGATATGGGCGCTAGGCATCGAGAAAACTCCAATTGGAACATACCTTTTACAATATGGAGTATTATCCATATGTCAATTTTAATCTGGAGTATCATCCATATTTTAAAATATGACATATGGATATTAAGGGGGGGTGGGAAGTACTGTTGTGAGCGATATTTATATGCAGCCTGCGAACTTGATATGCTAAATGGGCGCGATGGAATGTTGTTGCCGGGAGCGTCGGGCGAAGGTTTCGCTTGTTGCTGATGCTCTACTTGAAGGTATGCTTGAGGTTCGAAAACTAAGCGGCGCAAGCAATTATGGTGAGGTGGTTGTTCTGCTTGCGGTGGCTGCTGAATTACGCTCTTATAATCTGCCTACGGTTGCTTCTGTGAGTGGGCTTACTTCCATATCCACTTCTACTGTGCAGCGAAGTCTAGATAAATTTGTGGCGGCAGGTTTGCTCGAAAGGGGATTGACGCCTCGCGGGTATGTCTATGAGCTCACGGAGCTGGTGCTGGGAGGAGGGGGTGATGCAAGCGCTGATTGTGACTTAGATGCATGTGTCAACCAGCTTGTGGAAAAAATGGGGATGGCAATAACAAAAATGGCAAAACTTTAAGTGCGTTTCTTCATTTTGGGGAGGTTTTACCTTTATTTTTTCTGCTGTATTGTCGGTTTTCTCAGGGTTATCAGCACAGTGTGGTTGTCTTGGTGTTCAAATTGGGAAGGTGGTCAATTTGATTTGGAATTCAAGTCATGTGAATTTACGCAAGGGCAAATTTATGGGGTGTCGCTATGTGTAGGTGTGATGATCTGGAATTCGCAAGGCTGCTGCAAGGGCTGACGAGAGGTGAAAAGCAGGCTTTTTTGGAGGTGATTAAGTTGATTTCTAGAAAAGGTATTGAGCGCCCTAAGTCTTCGAAAAGCCTTTGAGTATTTTCAGGGCATATTTTTTTTCTTCTTCGTTAAGCTTAGAAAATTCATCAATCAGCTGCGTTGTTAGCTCGTCGCTTGTGGGGCCGTAATAGAGCGAAACAATACTGACGCCCAAGTGCTCCGCTAAGTCCGAAAACGCCTCAATTGAAGGGGTGTTTAGCTTTAGAAGTTTAGTGACGTAATCTTCGCTCTTGCCGATGGATAGCGAAACTCGGCGCGCGTTTGTGCCGCGCTCCTTCATGGTATTGTTAAGGTTTTCTCGCCAATTCTGCATGAGTGGAAATTAATCCATTAGCTTATAAGTGTCTACGGGATTATAATGCGTTGACAAAGGTGGAGTATACTCCTTATCGTAATCTCGCAATCTGACTTGCGAGGTACCATGGCGAACGAAGAACACACAAAACTCGAGACTGAAATGTCTATTCCAAGCCCCTCGCAGGTTCTGGAATATTTTGAGGAAGCGTGCTTCGAACTCGGGCTTTCCCGCACCGCGTTGGGGCAGGAGTCTGTTGGGTATTCCAAGCTTCATAAGAACCTCTCAGATGGTTGCGATATTCGCCTTTCTACACTCCGGGGACTGGTTAACTTCGTCAATGCACGTAAAACGCCGGCAAAATGCGTGATGCAAGGCCATTAGCGATTGGTGCTCACTGCGGATTCTAAGAGTGCCAACTGATTGGCGGTATTCGGTCTGCTGCTCTGAGTTCTTTTTATGTCTCTAAACCACCGCAAACACAATTAACGTGCAGCCTCGCCCTGCAGATGGAAAATCTGATCATGGCTATGATCTTATCGTTTGCTGGTTGAAGGGTCTTTGGGCTGCAAGAGGGGATTGGGTCCACATGAGTAATTCCAGAACCGACTACGGACGTAAGGTCTGGGTTTGTCGCCAAACTAGAGAGCTCATCAAAGGCTTTGGTGGGCAGGAATGTACCGCTGCTTATTTGGATCTGGGCCTGACAACCGTCAAAAAATGGCCGGATGTGAATGAGGCAGGCAACATCACTTTGATGAGCTTGGTAAAGCTTGAGGAGGAGTTGGTCTCTATAGGCAGCGACCCAGTGTTCACATTGGAACATCTGCGTGCCCTTGGCTACATCGCCACCAAACTGGATGCACCAACCAGCAAGGTCCCAGCAGCATGTGCCTTAGATATGGTGAGGGCGGCATGCGATGCGATAAAAGCCGCTACAGAAGCCGCCGCCGATTGGGAAATTACCCCAGCCGAACACAACCGCATAGTCGGCATGTTCGAAGTCGCTCAACGCGAATACGCCAAGTACCTCTCAGCCTATAAAGCGTCCATCTCGGACGGGGCAGGTGAGGGCTAGGGGATGTCAAGTGAACACCTATCCGTTGCACAGCTCTTCCTTCTGGCATCTCGCTGGCGACTGCTAGCTATGCCGAGCGCTGGTGCCTCCGGTACAGATTATTCCGCCACCTTTATGGTCATGCTGATGTCCGGTTTCCCGTATTTTGAGTCGGCGAGCTTGGGCAGGTGTTTTAGATATTCTAATAAACTAGAACCGATGTTAACTCTAAGTGAAAGCAGGGTGACATGGGCTATGAAGGACATGTCGCAAACTTCTTTTATGCAGCGGTATGTCTCTTCTTCATCTTTGGTTTTGATGAGAAAATTTGGGAGATTTTTTCTATTATTTATAGATATCATAAAGTTCGCCACCTCGTTGTCGCTGAGGCGAACTAGTTGGTTGAATGCTGTAACCGCATCGTTTGCTTTCTTAGTGACGACCTCAATCGCATCGATCTCCTCACTAAGACTAACTATCTTAGGAATGAGATGTTTTGTGCTCTCATCTGCTTCTGCAAATAAGTCTATAAGCTCTTTAGCTTTTTGTGCAGTTGGTCTTTCCTCGGTTTCCATTTCACTCATGCTGGCTGTTCCTTTCCTCGGGTTGCCAGTGTGCGCAGAGAGCTTTGCTATGTTGGCGCATCCGGCAAGGCTCTCTGCATCTTTTTGCGTTGCCGATTGCAACACGCAATCAGCTAAACGTCGATCAGCGGAATTGGTTGGGAGGGATGTTGCATGACCTCTCCTAAAAACGCTCGCTCAGTCATGGCCTCCCGCACCGAACCAAGTGGCACGGGCGATTACTTCCCCACTCCGCCATGGGCAACACGGGTTCTTTGTGAACTGATACTGGGATTGAAAAGTGTCGGTGAGGACGGTTGGGAACCGCTTAGTGCGTGGGAACCTGCCTGCGGCGGCGGGCACATGGCTCTTCCGCTTAGAGACTATTTCGACCATGTTTGGGCCTCTGATCTCTTCAACCGTGGTTTTGGGGATGCTCATGGGGAGGCATGGGACTTCCTGACAGTTCTCCCTGAATGGCAATACCCACTTGGGGCCTTTGATTGGATCATCACCAACCCGCCTTTTGGTTTATTGGCTCAGCAGTTTGTTGAACGTGCTCTAGCCCATAAACCCAAACGCGGTGTTGCCGTGTTGGTGCCTCTGCGGTGGTTGGAAACCATTGACCGTGTTGCAACGCTATTTATGGAACAACCACCTGATACTGTGACCGTTTTTGCTGAAAGAGTAGCCATCCACAAAGGGCACTATGACCCAAAGGGTGGAACGGCGACGGCTTATTGCTGGATTATCTGGCGTACCGATCAGGCGTCAAGTCACACGAAGCTTGTCTGGGTTCCTCCCAACTCCAAAAAACGGTTTTCCAAACTAAGTGACCTAAAGTTGGCCAGCGCTCCTCAAGTTCTTGCGGAGCAACCTGGCCCCTTGTTTTCTCTCCCTAAAACACTGGAGGTTTGTAATGCGTGATTTCCAAACTCTCACAGAGTGGCGGCGTGAGTTTTCGCGTTGTCATCTGCCCTCCAGCACTAATCTGGTGTTGCACGCGCTCAGCCTGTTTGCAGAGGACGTTGGCGAGGTTTGCTCGCCTTCGGTTCGGGATCTAGCGCGCCATACCAATCTGAGCGTGCCGATAGTGATCAAGCACCTTAGACATGCAGAGCGAGGTGGCTGGCTGGGGGTTCGCAAGTATGGCCCCTTAGGAGAGAAACTGAAGCGGAACGAATACATGCCCAAGTTTCCCGAGATGGAAGTGGAGGGCTGGGGATGAGCCACGAAGCGACCAATTGGGCAATCAAACAAAAGGGGCTTCCTCCAGCGGTGAAAATTGTACTCTGGCACCTCTGTGACCGCTTCAATCCAGACTTTGGATGCTTCCCCAAACAGAAGACGTTGGCACTCGATTGTGAGATCTCACGCGCTAGTTTGAACCGCCATTTGAATGAGCTTGAAGAGCGCGATTTGTTGCAGCGAGAGAAGCGATGGGATGAGGAGTCGAGGCAGCAAACATCGACACGGTACTCCCTCGCATTTGAGGAGGGGTTTGTGCCTATGTCGAAGGCGCTTTCAGTGGAGAAAGAGGCGGCAAAAACCCCCGAAAAACCCGTGTCTCAAATTGAGCCAACCCCTGAAAAACCCGTGTCTCAAAAACAGCCAATCCCGTGTCTCAAAAATGGCCAATCCCGTGTCTCAAATTGCGACACAAACCTTGTAAGGGAACCAGTAAGAGAACCAGTAAATGAGAGAGCGTGCGCGAGTGGAAATTTGGAAAAGAAAAATTCCACTCCAATCGGAAAGCTTTCTGGGGAGGCGTGGCAAAAGCGTTTCAAGAAGGCTCTTCATGGTTGGCCCACGGTTGTTGGTGATAGTTGGCCAGAGGTTGAGAAGGCGTGGTTTGCTTTGAATGAGGCTGAACGCGAACAAGCGAGTAGTTTGATTAGCGCTTATGTGAACCATTGCAAGGGGCTTGGAAGAACCAAGATTTGTGCGTTCTCAAAATATCTGAAGGAAAAGCGGTGGGAGCAGCTACCGGAAACAGCCAAATGTAACGGCGGCTCTGTTGAGGTTGCGAAGGCTTACGGCAAGGTTTGGGGCGTTTACCGGTTCGCTGATCTGCTGAAGCCTCCCAATTCGATGCCAAAACCACCCGCGACTATCGAGGGAATTCTCAATGGTGGTGGTGAACAAGCTGAGGCTGAAAAGCTCCGGCGGCTGGCAATATATGGGTGGCCTCGGGTGGTGGATATGCACAACCATGCCTTCCGCCGAGGTGGTGGACTGACCGTAAAAGGGAAGCTGGTTCCGCTTGCTAGTGAATTTTTGCAAATCAGGGTTGGTAACGATATCTGGCAAGCTTGGAAGCAGCTCCACGGCGAGCGTGGCTGGCCATGGTTTGCTCCTGATCGGGATCTACCGGATTGGGTGTACATGCCCAAGCTGCTTGCTGAGGAATTCCCATCAATGCTTGAAGCTGTAAGGGCGGCGCTGGCGAGCTTCGAGGATGCATATGCTCGGTTTACGGGTGAGAGAGCTACGGCTCAGGAGGCGGCTGAATGAAGATGACTGCGCCCAATGCGGGGAATAAGGCTCTTGAGCAAGTCTACATGCTGCTACGAGCCTTGATGACGAAGTCATCACTTGAATGGATTGTGGTGCGAACCAATCCTAACTGTGAGGATCGAGCACAGGCAGGTATCACTGCCACGGGTGCTATTGCCTACCTGCCGAAGATACCTGTACTACGAAAAGTGAGCAGATCGAGCAAAGTTATTGATGCCAGTGGACCAATGTTTCCCCGTTATCTGTTTGTTGGTTTAGACTGTGATGCATGGGTGAGCTGCGATCAGGTGCGGTCCTGCGACGGTGTGGATAAGATTTTAGCAAGCTCCCACGAGCAGGCACCCCACCGTGTACCTCTCACTGAAATGCTTCGTATTCTGGAAACAGCCTGTGAGGCATATGTTGGAAAAAAGGTCGTGAACGGTCAGGTCTTTAGCGTGGGTAGTGATATCCTGCTTGTGGCTGGAGTTGGAGCAACACTCAAGGGTGTGGTGAGTGAACTCAGAGCGGGAGGGCAAACGCTGAAAGTGGAGCTGAAAGCATTTGGTCGTATCACAAAGGTAATTGTGCCAGTTGACAAAGTGGAACTTAGTTAACCATTATCCGCGGTAGGACGACCATCGTGAATCTCCGGGGCCTGGGCAAGCAAAGACGCCACTCCAAACAGAGCGACCTGGACACGAGGCCCAGTCAACATAAGACGCTTAAAAGCGGAGTTGGCGCGAAGGCTTTTAGTGCGAAATTTCGAAATCACTCACAGGTCAAGGGTCGCTCATGCAGCGTGCCTCTTTCGTATTGCCCGCAAGGAATAATCCTCATGGCACTGAAGATGGTGTCCTCCCGTCTTGGCCGGGCTCAGCCTACGCTCCAAAGCCCCACCAAGACTGTTGATCCGTTTTACCTGACAAAGGCATGGCGTGCGCTGGCCCGCGATATGAAGCAACTTCGTGGCTACCGGTGTGAGGCGTGCGGGGCAGACTTCTCCAGGCGGCAAGACAAGTTGATCGCTGATCACATGGTTGAACGCCGTGATGGCGGGTCTGATCTGGATCCGGCGAACATCCAGTGCCTGTGCATTGGATGTCACAACCGGAAAACGGCCAAGGCGCGCCGTAACCGCAGCTACCCCTGATCTGTAAGAGGGTGGGGGTGGGTTAAAAGTCCGGAAGGCTCAAGACTTTAACCGGATGCATATTTACGGAGAGATTTTTTTTGGGAAACCTTGATTTTGACCTGCTTGGCGATCCAATACCTGAGGGTTTTGGTAAACGTGGGCGTCCACCTCACAGGGCAACTGACGAAAAACGTAGATTAATCATACAGTTACTTGCGTTCGGCAAAACAGAAGATGAAGTTTCTTCAGCTTTAGGCATCACAAAGACCACGCTGCGCAAGTATTATTTACGCGAGCTAAAAGCCAAGGATGAGGCACGGGTTCGGGTCGAAGCCAAGTGTCTGGACAAATTGATGGAGCAGGTCGAGGCTGGCAAAGTTGCAGCCATCAAGGAATATTTTGTCAGGCTTGAGCGAGCAGATCAACTGACACAGGCGGCCACAATAGCGCACCGCGGCCAAAGTGTAGCAGCGGCCTCGCTCCCAAGTGCAGGCAAAAAAGCTAACCGCAAGCAGCAGGCCGGGGATTACGCCGGCAAGTTTGCCCCGCCGTCTTCTCCTGACTTACTCAACTAAGGATAGGTTCATTTTGAAACCGGGTTATTGGACAACTGCTTGCCCCGATTGGGAGCGGCGCATTGTTGCAGGTGAATCTCTGGTTCCGTTTGCCCCGCTATATCCCTCCGAGGCAGAAGCTGCGCTTGGTGTTTTTAAATCGCTGCACATTGTTGATGTACCTGGCATGCCGACATTTGGTGAGTGCTGTGATCAGTGGGTGTTCGATTTTGTGGGCGCTATTTTCGGGGCCTATGATGCCTCCACGGGACAGCGGCTGATCAGTGAGTTTTTACTACTGATCGCCAAGAAAAATGCCAAGTCCACCATTGCCGCCGGGATCATGGTGACAGCGCTCATTCGCAACTGGCGGCATTCGAATGAACTTCTGTTGCTTGCGCCTACCATGGAGGTGGCCAACAACTGCTTTAATCCAGCTGCGGCCATGATCAACTATGATGAGGAACTGAAGACCATCCTCAAGGTGCATGAGCACAAGCGGACCATTCAACACGAGACCACCGGGGCTCAGCTCAAGGTCGTGGCCGCTGACAGCGATTCAATCTCGGGGAAAAAGGCAGGTTTTGTCCTGGTCGATGAGCTGTGGTTGTTTGGCAAAAAGCCCAAGGCTTCGGCCATGTTGCAAGAAGCAATTGGCGGGCTGGTCTCAAGGCCGGAAGGGTTTGTGGTGTACTTGACCACGCATTCCGATGAGCCGCCCTCCGGGGTCTGGAAGACCAAACTGAACTATTACCGCGACGTGCGCGACGGCAAGATTGACGATCCAGAGCGGTTAGGGGTGCTTTATGAGTTCCCCAAAAAGATGATCAAAGAGCGCGACTATTTAAAGTCCGAGAATTTCTACATCACCAATCCCAATCTGGGCAAATCTGTGCGCAAGAATTGGCTGATTTCCAAGCTGCGCGAAGCCATGGATGGATCGGGCGAAGATGATCAGCAGAGTTTTCTAGCCAAGCACCTGAATGTGCCGATCGGAATGAACCTACGCCGGGACCGTTGGGCCGGTGTTGATCACTGGGAAGGCGCGGGTCTTCATGAAATCTCGGATCTGGACGTGTTGCTTGAGCGCTGTGAGGTGGTTGTTGCCGGCATTGATGGCGGCGGGCTTGATGACCTTCTGGGGTTTTGCCTGATTGGCCGTGAGAGGGGAACCAACCGCTGGCTGCTTTGGGCATGTGCGTGCTGTCATGCAATCGCTTTAGAACGGCGCAAGCAGATATCAGAGGTCCTTCGCGACTTTCAAAAGGATGGTGATCTGTTCATCTGCGAAGAAGGCCAGGGCGATATCGACATCGTTTCCGATATCATCGAGCAGGTGCATCAGGCGGGATTGTTCCCGAGTGAAAATGCCATTGGCCTTGATCCGGTTGGTGTTGCCGCGATCCTTGATGAGTTGAGATTGCGCGGGCTAAGTGATGCTCAGATGGTGGGTGTTCCGCAAGGCTATAAGCTTTCCGGCGTGACCAAGGGCATGGCACGCAAGCTTGCCGATCACTCGCTGGTTCATGGCGGGTCCCGGATGATGGCGTGGTGTGTTTCCAATGCCAAAACCGAGCGACGCGGCAATGCCGATTATGTCACCAAGCAGGTGTCCGGCATCATGAAGATTGATCCTCTTTGTGCCGCGTTTAATGCGTTTGATTTGATGAGCCGCCATCCTGTTTCCTGCGGAAACATTGATGACTTCCTCAACAATCCGGTGATGGCAATATGATCAGATTTCTTAAGGCGGCGGTTCGCGGCATCAAGAACGAACTGCGCGCTGGCGAGAGTGGCTGGATGTCTTTGAATGGCTCCGAGCCATGGGCATCGGGCGGCAAGTCCACGCCGTCAGGCAAGAGGGTGAATGCAGCGTCTTCACTGGAGGTTTCTGCGGTCTGGGACTGCGTGAAGAAAACGGCTCAGGTGATTTCAACACTGCCTCTTAATCTGTTTGAAAAGGGCAAAGACAACAGCCGCACGCGGGTGGAAAATGAACTGACGCAGATCCTGACGACCAGCCCGAACAGGGAGCAAACGGCGGTTGAGTTCTGGGAGGCTATGACAGCGCAGATGGTGCTGAAGGGCAATGGGTATGCCGAACGGCTTTACATCGGCAACCGGCTGGTGGGTCTTCGTCCTTTGCTCAATGTGCATCCGGTGCGCACAAATGAGGGGAGCTTGCGCTACCGGGTTTATGACCGGGGCAAGTCAAGCGAGTTACCCGACAACAAGGTGTTTCATCTGCGCGGATTTGGTGGGGGTGATGGACTTGGCATGTCAGCCATTAAATATGGCGCCAACTCTATTGGCGCAGCCCTTGCTGCCGATGAGACCGCTGGAAGTGTCTTTTCAAACTCCATGCTGGCAGCTGGTATTTTCTCCTCTGACATAGTGCTTAACCCAGAACAACGCGGCCAGCTTCAAACCCTGATCGACAGATTTACTGGCTCCCGGCGCGCCGGCAAAACCCTCACGCTGGAAGCAGGGTTAAAATTCCAGCAGCTGCAAATAAACCCTGAGGATGCGCAACTTTTAGAGACGCGCCGGTTCAATGTTGAAGATGTGTGCAGGTGGTTCGGCGTTCCTCCCATTGTGATCGGCCATTCAGCTGAAGGCCAGACCATGTGGGGCAGCGGCGTTGAAGCCATTATGTTGTCGTGGCTGACCACTGGCATCAATCCGCTTTTAGTGAAAATCGAGGCGCGTATCCGCAAGGATCTTATTCCGATTGAAAAGCGCGGGCACTGGTATTTTGAGTATATGCGCGAAGCCATGCTGCAAATGGACAGCAAGGCCAAAGGTGACTTCCTTCTCAAGATGCGCATGGGCGGATTTATGTCTGGCGATGAGGGCCGCGACAAGCTCAATCTGCCACGGCGCGGCGGCAACAACGATGAGCTGGTGGTTCAAACCTCAATGGGGCTGGTTGATACGCTTGGAAAGGAAGACAAATGAGCATTCGTAATTTGCCAAACGTACCCCTGTCGAGCCGGCAAGGTCTTCAAAGCAAGATCATGGACGGCGCATTACAGCGCTGGAATGCTGACTTGATGGCGTCAAGCCAATCTGGCGAAGAAAACACCATCTCAATCCTAGATCCAATTGGCGAGAACTGGTTTTTTGAAGGGGTTACAGCAAAGCGGATTACGGCAGAACTTCGATCAATCGGGGATGAGGATGTTGTGGTCAACATCAACTCTCCGGGTGGGGATTTTTTTGAGGGGCTGGCGATCTATAACCTGCTGCGCGAGCACAAGGCCAAGGTAACGGTCAAGGTTTTAGGGCTGGCAGCATCAGCTGCATCCATCATTGCCATGGCTGGTGATGAGGTCCAGATCGGGCGGGCCGCATTCTTCATGATCCATAACACAGGGGTAATGGCTGGAGGTGACCGTCACGTTTTTCGAGAAGTTGCTGATTGGCTGGAACCTTTCGATCAGGCAGCCGTGAGTATCTATCACGCCAGAACCGGGATTGCAGAAACGGACCTGCATTCCCAGCTCGACAAAGAAACATGGATCAATGGGGACAAGGCCATTGAGCAAGGGTTTGCTGACAGCCTTCTGGCATCGGATGAGTTGGCAAGTGCACCTGAACAGCAGATGGGGCAACCGTCTCCCAAAGCAGCTCAAAAGGAGCTTGATATTATTTTGGCTCAAGCAGGACTATCCAAATCAAAACGTCGCTCATTGTGTGCGGCTTTGAAAGGGAGCACGTCCCGCGCTGCTCCATCCGGCATGTCTGGCGCTGCCGTGCACGAGGGAGTGAAAAACCTCCTCGACAAGATTAATTCCATCTAATCGGAGAAGTTTGATGAAGAAGAAGTATTTGATGCCCGCCATTTGCCTGGCGGCCCTTACCCTTGCGCGTCCAGATGCTGTTGTTGGATCCGTACGTAATGATTTAAATACAGAGCAGATGCTGAAAAAGGTCAATCAGAAGCTGGATGACGTTACAAGCAGCATTAAATCCACGGCAGAAGATGCGCTGAAGCAGGCCAAACAGTCTGGCGAGGTCTCTGCGGAATCCAAAGCGACAGCCGATAAACTTCTCACCGAACAGACAGCTTTGAACAAGACAGTTGAAGAGCTGAAAAACTCGCTGGAAGGGATTAAAAGCCAGACACTGGAAATCTCCCAGCAAGTTGCTGAAGGAGGAGGTTCGGGATCAACTCCGGTTATGACACTGGGGCAGGCGTTTGTGGCTCAGGAAGATAAAATCAAGGCTTTTGCCAGCAACGGCGCAAAGGGCAGTCTGCTGATTGATGTTTCCAATGCGATCACAACGGCAGCAGGATCGGCTGGTGGTCTGATCTATCATGAAGAAGAGCGCGATCCGGTTCGCATGCCGCGTCGGCGTTTGCTCATTCGTGATCTGCTTACAGCAGGGCGGACCAGTTCTGATCAGGTGAGTTATCGCAAGCATGTGCTGCGCGATAATAATGCGGCAATGGTGGCTGAAGGTGCGGCCATGCCCGTATCCAGCTACGGCTGGGAGAAGGCAAAGACTGACGTCAAGAAGATTGCCCACCACACCAACATCACAGAGGAAGCTCTGGCAGATGCCGATTACCTGCAAACAGAAATCGACACAGAGTTGCGTTATGGGCTGGATCTGGAAGAAGAAAAGCAAATCCTTGCAGGGGATGGGGCAGGTGAGAACTTTAAGGGTCTGCTGACAGAAGCGACCGATTTTGCAGCACCAGACGGTTTGCCGAATGCCACGCGTATTGATCGCTTGCGTCTTGCTATTCTTCAAATTGCTTTGGCAGATTATATCGCCACGTCGTTCGTTATGAACCCTACAGACTGGGCAGGGATCGACCTTCTGAAAGATGCGCAAAGCCGTTACATCTTCGGCAATCCTGTGGCCCAAACCACGCCGATGCTCTGGGGTAAGGATGTAGTGGAATCCAATACCATGTCTGCAGGAGAGTGGCTGGCAGGCGATCTTGCTATGGCGGCAACCTATTATGATCGTCAGGATGCTGAAGTTCTGATTTCTTCAGAGCATGGCAGCAACTTCATTGAAGACATGCTGACCATGAAAGTCCGCAAGCGGGCAGCTCTTGCCCTCAAACGGGCTGCGGCCATAGTCACCGGCGACTTTGCGTTCGCCCAAGTCTAAAAAACCGAGGTCACACAATTGCACTGCAATCAGATGATTGCAGTGCCTTTTTCAGGAGAATTCAGATGTACATCAAAGTGAGGTCTTCACGGCACACAACTCTTGGAATGTTGCGGTTCGGCTGTGTTTACAAGCTTGATGAAAAAGACACTCAGGTGAAGAAGGTGATCAAACCGCTGATGGAAGGCGATCATGCGCCCTTAACGCGGCTGACCGCAAAGCAGGTCAGAGCAGCCAGGCTTGAGTATCTGGATCTTTCCGGACCTGCTTTGGAGGGAGCTGATCTTGAAAAGGGTGAGGGAGAAGCCGGTTAAGGAGATCAGGATAACCTCATCACAGGATGAGGACTAAACTCCAACCTTGATTGAGTATCCGATATGGACAGCACTTCAATTCCAACATTGAAAACAGCACCTGCCACACTGCCTGTCAGTGTTGCTGATATCAAAGCTCATCTGGCCGTTGACTTCGATGATAATGACGATCTTATTAAATCCTATCTGAGCGCTGCCGTCTCCCGTCTTGACGGGTATCGAGGCGAGCTCAAGCGCTGCCTCATCAACCAGACATGGGAGCAAAGCTTTTGTGGCTGGCCATGCATCGAGCCCTTCAGGCTTTGGTTCCCAGATATCTCCCGTGCGCAGATTTCCTATGAGAGTGAGGATGGTGGTTTAGAGCAGGTGGACCCATCCGTGCTTGAGCTGGCCGGCAGCGTTGAGGGATCCGATCTGTATCTGGCAAAGAGCTTTGCCTTGCCACGCTTGAACGCGGCTAAAAAGCACCCGGTTAAGATCGCGTATGTCACCGGCTTTGGCGAACAGCCGGAAGATGTTCCGGCGGCAATCGGGGCCGCGATTAAAATGATGGTCGGTCATATGTACAACGCTCGCGAGGATGTGGTGATCGGCAGCATCGCGATTTCAGTTCCTCATTCCTCCAAGTTTATGCTTGAACCCTACCGGCGCTTTGTCTGGTAGGTGAAGGTCAAAAAGGGCACTTCACATGCGAGCGGGAAATCTAAGAGACAGGATCACGTTTCAGCGCCAAGTCTGTGTCCCTGATGGGGCCGGAGGAAGCAGTTGCACTTGGGAGGTTCTCTTCAAGACCATAGGTGAGCTGCAAATGTTCAAAGGCAAAGAGGTTGTGTCTGCGGGACGGATTGCGGCATCTGCAACTGGCATTCTTTCCCTCCGATACTCGCGCGCTGCTGCTGGTCTTAACGAGGCTGATATGGCTGTGATTGAGGGTGAGACGTTCAACATCCGTTCAATCCATGACCCGGAACGGCGCAAGCGCCGCCTTGAATTTCTGCTTGAACGAGGGGTGGCTGTGTGATGGCGGACGGTGTGAAAACCTCCTCTAATATTAAAGTGGTTATGGCCCGGCTTCGAAAAATCGCCCCAAACGTTGACCAGCATATTGAGAAGGTTCAGAAAAAATCTTCTACAGAGCTGGCTAGCATGGCCAGTTCCGCAGCTCCCCAAAGAAGCGGGCAATTGTCCCGCTCACTGAAAGCCAGAAAAGCCGGTTCTGATGAAACTTTCGGGGAGAAAGAAACCTTCAAGAGCCAGTCAGGCTGGGTGGTTACAGCTTGGTTTACCTGGCATTGGATTGAGTTCGGAACAAAGAACCATTCCGCTCAACCGTTCTTCTTTCCTGCCTACAGGCTTATCCGCAAACGTCATGTCGGGCGTATGAACAGAGCCTTGAACAAGGCTATCAAGGATGCCCTCAAATGACTGGTTACGCAGTCGATCTACAGCGCAGGCTTTTTAACGCGCTGATAGATGCAGGATCGGCTGCAAAGTCAGTCATCGACCACCCCAGCTCTGACGTTAAGGATGATCAGTACCCGTTCATAGTGATCGGTGAATGGCAGACGATACCCAATGACGTCACAGGTGCTCATGGATCATATGAGTATGTTGATGTTCACATCTGGTCTCGTGCTCACGGTCAGTCTGAGACCAAAGAAATAATCGCAAAAATCTATGGGAACTTACACGATGCCGACTTCGCGGTTGAAGGGCTGAGTTCCTGCTTCTCGTTTATTGAGAGCACACGCGTCATGAGTGACCCTGACGGGAACACGCGGCATGGAGTCATAACGGTGAAATTCCATTGTAGAAAGGCATAGACATGGCAGACGGAAAAGGTCGGTTACTTCTTTTAAAACTCGCCGATGGTGCAGATCCTGAGGGGTTCTCAAATCTGGCTGGAATTAAAACCAGAAACCTGTCCATCAACAACTCCTTAGCGGATGTAACCGTGCCAGATCGTGATGTGCCTGAGGGGATTGTTTATTCCTCCATGGTGTACGGCATTCAATCGGTGTCATTTTCCGGATCAGGTATCAGCGATGATAGTGCAACCAGCAAACAGCTGAACGCTGCTTGTCTGGAGCAAACACAGATCAACGCTAAAGTTGTTGTTCCCGGCATCGGGGAATATGCGGGTGTGATCCTCATCGAAAGCATGGAGTTCTCAGGCGAAACCGAAGGTGGTGCGGAATTCAGTATCTCGGTCAAGTTCACGGGCAAGATCACCTTTACTGCGGAGTAGCCCATGCGAAAGCTAAACAAAGCCCGTGGTGAAGTCGCGCTTGAGATTAACGGCCATCACCTCATCATTTGTGCCCAAATAGATTGTCTGGAGCAGGTTGAGCAAGCGCGCGCGGATCGCACTTTTGGGCAAATGATGAACGACATGAACATGTTGTCAATCTCAACATTGAAAGAATGTCTATTCGCACTCACGATTGAGGGCGACGGGGAAGGTGCATGGGCCTCTCAAGTGGGGGCTTTGAGCCTTGTAAAAATCCAGCAGGCAATCACTGCAGCCTTATTCCCGGACCTACCAGGGGGAAAGGACGAAGCCGAAGTGGAGAGCCCTTAGAGTTCTTTCCATTTCGGCAATGGCTTCAATGGTTGCCACTACTGGGGTGGCGGCCCTGTGACTTCTGGAAGGCCAGTCTCATAGAGTTCTATGAAGCCATAGAAGGCTGGCATGCGATTAATCGCAAACCTGAAAGTGGCGACGCTATCACCTCCTCAGATCGCGATGAGCTGAAACAATTGATGGACCTGCATCGTGCCAAATGAAACCCAGAAAGTAATCACCCTATTTGATGCCCGAACATCGGACATGGAAAAGAAGCTCGCCCGTTTGGAGAAGCAAACCAAAGGCAGCTTTTCTCGTAACGAAAAGTCCGTTCGTGGTTTTAATAGACAGATGGGAAATACCAGCCGACAGGCTGGAAGGCTCGTTAAATCGATTGGCTCCTTGTCCTTTATCGGGGCTGCTGCCGGGGCGTTGTCTCTGGCTGGTGCTTTGACCCTTGCCAGGCAAGGCCTTGAAGATTTTGACAAGGTTGCAAAGACAGCAAGACAAAACGGATTGAATGGGGAGTTTTATCAAACGCTGGCCTTTATGGCAGGAGAGGCGTCCATTGAAACCTCTACTCTTGATAGTGCTTTGCGCAAGTTCACGATAGGAGTTGGGGAAGCAAAGTATGAGACTGGCGAGCTGTATTCGGCTTTGGAAAAGGCCGATATAGGTTTGCTGAAAGCGATCCAGAATGCGTCCAGTGGTGAGGAGCGTTTGAGGCTTTACGCTGATGCGGTATCGCGCGCTAAGAGCGCAGAGGAAAAAGCCGTTTTGGTCAAGGCTGCATTTGGTCAGCGGGGAACGGACCTGGTCCGTGTTCTTGAGCTTGGGTCTGGTGCCATGGACAAGGCCGGAAGAAAGGCTGAAGCTCTTGGTAACATCATTGAGAATAAGGTTCTTGATCAGGCAGAGCAAATGCAGAACCGTTTGGGGAATGCCTCAGATGCTCTGGACAAGCAACTTAAAGCTGCCTTGATTGATGTGGGTCCATATCTGGTTAACTTCAGTGAGAACATGGCTGCGGTCGTTAAAAAAGCCCGTGAACTCAAAGAAGTATTCAAGGACGGGTTTGCAAAGGAGGGCTTGAATGGGCTGTTTGATCAGCTCGTTGAGCCTGATCTTGATCTGCTAACGGGTAAGGATGGGGCTTTTAACCCTGTGGGGTTCTCAACTGGTTACCTTGAGAAGGCTCTGGCTAAAATTGAGGCCACGCGAGAGGATTTGAATAAACGCCTGGCTGTTACACAAGAGCGATTAAATTCAGGATCGCTGACACAAGTATTCCTGAAGACTGACAGCATGAACGAACAGGCGCTGTTGGAGCAAATCAGCGCTTTGGAAACCAAGTTCCAGCTTGTTCAGGAAATCTTGAATAAACGCACTCGCGACAACAGCAGTAATCAGGCCTTAACACCTGACACGCCCGCTGCTGCAGCCGTCGTAAAGCCGCAGGTGGATGCGTTTCGCGGTAAAGCTGCAAAAGCGGCGATCAAAGAAGCAGAAGCGATTGAACGGATTGTTTCCGCGTTGACCTTTGAAAGTGAGCTGATCGGTAAGACCAACTTGCAGCAGCGGATAATGAATGAACTCAGAGCTGCTGGCTCTAGCGCTACTGACAAACAAAAACAGGAAATCGGGGAGCTTGTCAAAAAGCTCGATAGCCAATCAAAATCACAGGAACAACTCAACCAACTCTCTGCCTTTGGCAACCAGATGATGGCTGATCAGTTTTCCTCCATTACGGCAGCAATTGACACTGGCAGTGATGCGCTTGACCGGTTTATTCAGTCGATGGCAGATGCCGTTTTGCAGGCAGCCTTCCTAGGGCAGGGACCGCTTTCTGGTTTGTTTGGTGCGAGCGGAGTACTTAGCGGGCTTGGTTCGCTCATGGGGTTTGATGGCGGCGGTTATACCGGGCCGGGCGGCAAGTATGAACCCAAAGGAATTGTTCACGGGAACGAATATGTATTTTCCAGTGAGGCGACCAGAAGGCTTGGTCCGCGCAACTTAGAAGCCCTGCACAAGCGCGCCACGGGATATAGTGCAGGCGGCTTTGTTGGCGGGCAAACACCGTCCTTGTCAGGTCCGTCCTTGCCATCCCTCCCGCCAGTTCCCTCAGGTTCCAACCAGAGCAGCCCAGATAAAGTTGAGATCTCGCTGATGTTTAATTCTGAGCTTGATGCGCACGTTGATAAGCGTTCAGCGAGCGTTACTTTGAAACTTTTAAAAGTGTTCGGGCCTCAGATAGTAAAGGAAACCTTAAAGCAAGCTCGCCAGCAAACGATTGGCGATGTTAATTCCTTCACTCAAAACAGGGGTGGGGACCACCGATGAGTTCACTCATACACTGGCCGCACAATTTGTTCCAAACACAAGACATTCCCGCCTTCCACTCAAGACCATTTACGCGCAGGGGCGGGAGAACGCTTTCCGGGTTTGAACTCACCACGCAAACCGATCTGGGGTTCTGGCAGGCGAGCCTTTCAAACATTTTAGTAATGAGCCGGGACCTGCTCCATCAGGAAGCATGGAATGCGATCCGGGTTGCGTTGCAAGGACGCTCCGGGCTTGTGATTGTGCCAGCCTATCATGTCGGATCGCGGCTGCAAAAGCTTGCCAAAGCACAGCGTTCCTTTGTCGCCCATAGCGATGGCTCAACGTTTTCTGACGGCGCTTCCTATCGCAATGAGCCGGCCTTGTTGCAAATGGAAGAACAAGCTCAGATTGGCTCAACGGTTGTTAAACTGCGCGGCTTGCAGGAGGGTTTGAGCCTGTCTGGAATCCGGTTTAGTTATTTCCATGCGCTTTATGAAAGCGGGCCTGTCATTGAGAAAAACGGTGATGTGATCCAACTTCCAATCTTCCCGGCGGTGCGGGCTAAAATTCCGGCAGGTGCGCTGCTCAATGTGAGTGAGCCAACCTGCCTTATGCACCTTGCCAGCGACAACCAGATGGACATGGAGTTTGGTTTATCGCCGGTGACAAACAAGTCGCTGAGCTTTGTGGAGGCGATTGATTACTGGGATGAGGAGGCCGCCTCATGAGCACTCGAAAAGTTATGGTGCTTGTTAAAATGGACTTTCCGGGTACGACTGCGCGGTTCTGGTTTGGCTCGGGTGCCCATATGGACCGCGACAATCATCTTTGGCGTGCCGGCGGCCAGTTGCCGGAAGATGCGTTTACCAACATCCAGTATGCCTTTTCTGGTGAAGCCTCTGTTCTGGAAATGAGCCTTTCCGGCATACCGCAGGACATCGCCGATCTGGCTTATGAGGAAACGCAGGAGAGCGACATCATTGGCTCGCGTGTCCAGGTCCTGCTGCAAAGTTGTAATGAACATTTTGAAGCCCTTGCCTCAGGTCCCGTTGTGAAGTTCACTGGCGAGATCATTGATATTAAATTCTCCCGCAAGGCAATTGATGATCAAGAGCAGCCGTACATAAAACATACGGTTACGCTCAGTGTGGCCAACGCATTCCATGCCCGCAAATCGCGCCGGAACTCGGTCCTCTCTGACGCAGATCAGCGGGCCTATTCGCTTAAAACCAATCCTGATCTGCCGCAGGATCTTTGTTGCGAGCGTCTTGTTTTAATGGCGAGCAAGTCCATCACATGGCCGCGTCTTTGATCCATCTGCAGCGCTGGTTGCTGGATCGTCGCCAGCTGCCTTTTGCGTTCGGAACATCGGACTGCTGCCTTGTGCTGGCTGATTGGGCGTGTGCCAACGGGTATAGCGACGGGGCGGCCAGCTTACGTGGCACCTATTCCTTAAGAGATGAAATGGAAGACCTTCTCAAGTCATCCGGCGGGGCGCTTGGCCTGGTTGATGGCTGTGCGCGCCGGGCCGGACTGAAGCAGAGTTCAAAGCGCACGCCTGGCTGCGTTGGTGTGGTTGGAAGTGGTCATGATGTGCTGCGCCAATGGGGCGCGATCTGGGACGGTCAGCACTGGCAAATTCACTGGGGCATAGGCTTTGAAGCCCTTCATGCGCCGGTCCTGAAGATGTGGAGGGTGTGATGCCAGAAACGATTGCACTTGGTATTGCTTTTTTATTGTCAAATGGAGCTGCTATTTTGGGGGCGTCAGTAGCAACGCAGGCTATTTTAGCAGGCGCGGCGGTCTCCGCCATTGCTGTGGGGGCTATTGGCGTGGGCCTGTCCGCTGGGATTAGTCTGGCTGGGAATGCTCTTTTGGGAAGCCAGCTGACAAAAGACAATGCGGCTCCAATCCCCAGTGTAGCCGATGGCAAAGTCAACCAGAAGCAAGGTGTTCCATCACGTTCTTATGTGTATGGCACAGTGCGCAAGGCTGGCGACATTATGTTTTTGGAAGAGCGCGACGGCACGGCCTATATGCTCATTGCCCATGCCTCCCATAAAATTGATAGTTTTGAAAAGCACTATTTAAGTGATGCAGCCGTTGAGGTTGATGACAATGGGAATGTCACCAAATCCTTGAGTGAAGATGAGGATGCGCACAAATATTACCGGCTTAATGGAAAGTCCAAAGTTCGGATTTTAGAGCGTGTCGGGGCGTTGGTTGGCCTGCCTTATGAGCAGCTGGTGGATAAGTTCAGCCAGATTTGGAGTGAGGATCATCGCGGCGACAGCATCGCCAGTGTTCTGTTCATTTGCAAAAGCGTCCGCGCTCAGGACCATACAACGGTCTACCCCTACGGGTTCCCCTCAATCTCCTCACAGGTTCGCGGAAAACATGTTTTTGACCCCAGAGATGAAAGCTACAAATACTCCGAAAACCTGTGCCTTATCCGCCTGGATTTACTACTGGCTCCCTATGGCGGCGCGTTGTCCCTTGATCAGATCAACCTGACCAGCTGGGCGCAAGGGGCTGATGTGTGTGACCGGCAGATTGAGAACTTCAGCGGTGACTTTGAGCCTGCCTATCATGGCGGTCTGCATGGCCGGGAGAATAATGATCCAACCCACATCGGCAGAATACTGGATGAAGCGGGGGAGATGGTTCTTTACACTGATGCCGATGGAAAAATAGCCGTTCACGCAGGAACGTGGGCCGAGCCGGATATTCATCTCAAAACCAAAAGCATCCAGAGCATGGACTTCCTCGCCAATCGCAGTCCGGCCTCCAACATTGAGACTGTGCGCGGTCTTTGGACCAATCCAGAACTGGATTACAGCGAAGATACCGCTGTGATTTATGGAGAGCCTTATGTTGAAGATTCAGATCCAAGATCCATCACCGTAGATAACAGCGCCGTGCAGCGCCACAATCATATGCGGCGGATGCAAAAGATTGCCTACATTCGCGCCAAAGCCCCACGGGTGAGAGTGGTCTGCGATTACTTTGCCAGCGAGCAATTACCGTTTCGCCGCTTTGTTAAAATCACCGATCCGCCGCATTTGGTGGAGGCATATCTGGAACTGATCGGAACGCCGACCTTTAATCTGGAGACCTTTACTCACCACTTTGAGGGCATCGTGGTTCCCAGAAGTCTTTACGATTTTGAACCTGAGGAGGAAGGCGAAAAGGGTGCGCCTCCTGTGAAAATTGGCTCGCAAGCAATTCCCGGTGTGGATGAGTTCGCTATTGAAATGCAGCAGCAGGGCGGCAGCATTGTTGCAATTGCCTCCTTCACACGGCTTTCAGATGCACTCTTTTATGAGCTTGAATACATCAAGACCAGCGGTGGAACAGCTAAATATGCGCAGGCCAATTCTGACGCCTCCAACATTAAAACAGAAGCTTTGACGCAGAATATTGAATACCGCTTCCGCATGAGAGCCCGCTCGATCTTGGGACAGAACAGTGACTGGTCTGATCCTGAGGTCGCAACAGCGACTGTTTAACCTTCCCCAAATCAGGAGTAGATCCATGAACTTCCTTACCAAGGAAATGGTCTGGCGTGACAATGAAACATACGGCCTGAACAGCACACCTGCGCACAATCCCGTTAAAGCTGAGATCATCGCCTATCTTGGACAATTGGAAATTGGCAAGGCGCTTGGTGCTGTTCTGGTGAAGACCAGGGCTGAGCTTTATACGATCACTAATCGGGAGAATTACACTCCCGCCATTGTTGGGGCAGATCCCGATCAAGCGTTGAGCGGATACTACCAGTGGAAGGATGGTGCCTGGCACTATGTGCGGGACCTTGCCGATAGCATCACGCGGCTGATTGATGTTGGAGGAACAGCCAATGCGATCACCGCTGGGTTGCGCTTGGGTGTGAGCGTGTCTGCGTTGGAGTTTGTTGTCTTTGTTCCAGTTGCAAATAACACTGGTGCAGTAACTATAACGGTTGGCGGTGTGACTTTGCCAGTTCGCAATGGACTTGGCGCGGAACTGGATCCTGATGATTTACAAACTGGCTTCCCGGCAATGCTTGCAGTGATTGAAGGGCAGGAAGGATATGTTCTTCTCAATGAAGCAAATGTAGCGGCGGTTGTGCTGACGGCAAAGGCTGCGGCGATTGATGCAAAGAACGAGGCGCAAGCAGCTAAGGCGGCGGCGGAGGCTGCGCTGGACAATCTGGAAGAGGCTGTGCTTGAGGCTTCCGAGCTGGCTTTTGAACGCTTCAACAAGCTCTATCTGGGGCCGTTTGATGAAGATCCGGTGAGCGACAACAAGGGCGATGATCTGATTGATGGCGCGCTGTATTTCAATGTACCGGACAAGAAGCTGAAGATGTTCACATCTGATGGCTGGAAGCTTGCCACGCCTGACACAAATGACTTCCTTTCTAAGGCGAACAACCTCAGTGATCTGCCGAGCAAGTCTGCGGCGCGCGCTAATCTGGGGCTTGAAAGACTCGCCCAAAGGCGTTCAGTTGGTCCTGATGAAATCTACTCCAATGCCGTCACAGAGCCAAAGCTGGCAGCACGGTCCGTCACAGATGCAAAGCTGAATTCAGCAAAGTTGAATACGCTGGCTGTGAACCCAAGGATCATTGCGGCTGCTAACGTTGATGCAAGCGGCACAGTACTTTGGGGGAGCAACTTGACCTGTAAAGGGGCGGGAACTGGCACTTATCAATATACCTTCATCCAGCCTCTTCCTTCCAGCAAAGCGGGTAAATTTGTGGTGCTGACAACTGCGGGAGCAGGTGGGCGCATTCCAGTGACATATTCAAAAACAAAAGATGGCTTCAAAACCGGGTTCTCCAAATGGTTGCGGCCCTCCCATCCTTATTTTGAAAAGGCAAATACAGCACACGATGTTGTTGTGATTGGTGTCTGGTAGAAGGGGAGCGATGCTGCTTGCTCGGGCTTCTCAAAGCTTAACTCTCTCCTACAGAAAACTTGATGCATCAGATCGTTGTCACACCTCCCGCCTCTTCAGGTGGGTTTTTTAATGGGAGTATCCTTGATGAAACATACCTTCGAACTTGTCCTGTCTGAACTGCTCAGCATTGAAGGCGGTTTTTCTAATCGCAGCCGTAAAGCTGATCCGGGAGGGCCAACCAACTACGGTATCACGCAGGGGACTTTGAGCGCGTGGCGCGGTCAGCCTGTGAGTGTTCAAGAAGTCAAGCAGATGAATGAATCCGAGGCCATTGAGATCTATCGTGCTCAATACTGGGATGCTGTAAAGGGCGATAAGCTCCCTCTTGGTCTTGATTACGCGATGTTTGATTTTACCGTGAACTCTGGTCCTAGCCGTGCGGTGAAGACGCTGCAAACCATTCTAGGTGTTGGAGTTGATGGGGTCTTAGGGTTTGAGACGCTTGCTGCTATTCACACTCGGTCGGATATCTTGTTGATTGGGGCACTGAGCGAAGAGCGTTTGAAGTTCATGAAGAAATTGCGGAACTGGTCGTACAATAAAAACGGTTGGTCCAAGCGTGTGAAGACCGTAAAACAGCGATCCCTTGAACTTGCGCTACATAAATCCCCTGAACTAAAGCCGCCAACTATGACTGCAAAGGATGCAGTCATAGAAGATGTTGGAGCCAAAGCGCGTGGGGAAGACACCAGTGCGTTGAGTGCGTTCCTTACCCCTGAGGGGATTACAAAAGCCAGCATCGCGGCTTCTGGTTTTTCCGGCATCCTGGCCGGCTCTGGACCTTTGCAATGGGGCTTTGCTTTTGCGCTGATAGCTGCCGTTTGCATCGGTGGGTATCTGATGATCCAGAAAGCGCGAGTGGCATAGCGTGACAGCTGCTCTGTCATTCCTGATAGGAACCAGAGCAGGGCGGGCGATTGCGGCCGCTCTGCTCCTCATAGCGCTTGCTGTAATTGTCTACCATCAGATACGCCAAGGCGCATTTGATGACGCCGAGCAGGCAACTCTCAAACAGACAGTGAAAGTGGAACAGGAAAGGAAGCGGGATGATGGCCATCTACAGGATCTTGACGATTACAATCTGTGTCGTGAGTACCTTGGGGATCGCAGCGTGCCAGACGGTGAGTGCGAGCAACTGCGCGGGCTTCACTGAAAACAATCTAAGCCCGCCTGGGTTTGTGGTGCTGACCAGAGTTGACCGCGCTGGGGCGGAACGGGTGGCCGGCAATGATCGCAATGGAAAACGGCGAGGCTGCTGGCGATGAGCTTACAGGAGCAGTTGGCGTCCCGCTGGCAACTGGACAAGCGTGTTCCAGTCGTTCTGGTCCTGACCCTACTGGTGCAGGTTGTCGGCTTTGTCTGGTGGGCTGCAAGCATCAACGAGCGCGTTATCAGCCTTGAGCGCACAGTGATCTCAAACCGAGCCATGACCGAGCGTGTGACCCGTGCGGAAACACGCATTGATGGGATCTATCTCCAGCTGGAGAAGATCGACAGAAAGCTGGATCGCCTCACTGAGGCTTACAAACAATAGGCATCTATGAAGCAAGGAGGAGATGAAAACAGATGACCAAATTTGATGTTGAGGTTTGGGCCAACCGTGGTCTTGGATTTGTCGCTGCCGCAGTTATAGTAGTAATAGTTGCGCTCATTTTTTGAGCAGTCATAAAACCCCAAACTAACAGGAGATGAATAATGGCTATCATCCTATGGGGTATACTTGGATTATTTGCCGCACTCTATGTTCTAATCGGACTGACGATTGCGGATTATATATTTGATAATTGTCGCATCGACGGGAAATCTATAACCGTGTCATTCGCATTTGCAGGAATGGCTATGGTCGGATGGCCCGTGCTGATCGTTTATCTGTCGAAGAAAGGGTTCTGGTGAACTGCGTATTCCGTAACTTGGAATGCGTGCTGGACACCCGAATGCCCCAGAAGCAACTGCGCCTTTACGAGCGCAGTCATCCCGGCACAGATTAAACTGCCCCACAACAGACAAAGCGATCTTGCTTCCTGCTTAATAGGTGGTGGGAAGATCGACGTGTGCTATCACGTCCATCCACGGTCATTGGAAAACCAGTCCGTGAGAGCTCGTTAAGAGGCTGATAGGCTCGTTCCCACCATTGCCATACATTGTAAATTGTACGGCTGGGAAATACTGCCATAGCTTGAGAGTAAACTTCAAGATGAATTTATTTGGAGAAGTCGCTCCGGTCAAATCTGAACCGGTGGCACCCTATCTTGGCGGCAAAAGTCAGCTTGCGTCCCGTATCATCGGTCAGATCAATCAAGTCCCGCACCTGAGCTTTGTTGATGTGTTCTGCGGCATGGGTGGGGTGTTCTTCCGCCGCACATCAATCCCCAAATGTGAGGTGATTAACGACATCAACAGTGAACTTGTCACCTTCTTTCGGGTACTGCGTTCGCACAAGCCAGAGTTCTTACGTAGCCTGGAGTACATGTTTTCATCACGTCAAGAGTTTGAGGCGCTTCGCGATGCCAGCCTTGATCACCTGACCGACATTCAAAGAGCTGTGCGGTTCTATTATCTGCAAAGGTTGGCGTTTGGAGGTAAGTCCGTATGTCAGGCATTTGGGGTCGCTTTGGAGCGTCCCTCAAGATTCAATGCAAACCGGGCGCTGAGTAATATTGAGCTGGTATCTGGCAGACTGTCCGCTGTGACGATTGAAAACCTTGACTGGCGTGCCTGCCTTGAACGCTATGACGCTACCCAGACCTTGTTCTATTTAGATCCGCCGTACTGGGGCGGGGAAAAAGATTATGGCAAAGGCATCTTTGAACGCTCACACTTTGAGGAGATGGCTGATCTTTTATCAAAGATCAAAGGTCGCTTTATCCTCTCGATGAATGACAGGGAGGAGGTTCGAAAGACGTTTGATGGCTTCCGGCAAGACGACGTTAGCTTGAACTATTCCATCGCCAAGGAGGCAGGTAAGCATGTGTTAGAACTCATCATTTCAAAATGATATACGCGGGGCTTGTGCCCCGCATTTCGTTACGCTCTGCCATTTGTTTCGCAGCCTCTTCGGTTTCGGCATATCCGCTGGCGATAGCCGTCTTTTTGTTGGCGATCCAGAGCCCCGGCTCAACGCCAGTCCGAGAGTGTCTAATTTTTGAATTATAGATTTTTGTCATTGTTATTGTTTCGGGTGGTATTGTTTGGGTGTTGCTGTTTCGGAGTAGAAAACATGCAGTTACGCTTTCTTAAAGTAGTTCTAGGGGCTTTGGTCACTTTAGTGCCATTCATACTTCTCTCTCTCGCGTACGGGTACGATCTCCATGCCATCACCAAGGGTGCTGAGCAGGGCAAGGCCTACGCGCAACATAATCTCGGGGTCCTGTACGAAATCGGAGAAGGCGTGCCGAAGGACTATGATCAAGCTGTAAAATGGTACCGTCTTGCAGCTGAGCAAGGCCATTCCAAGGCGCAATATAATCTCGGGATCATGTACGGCACCGGTAAAGGCGTGCCGCAGGATGATGTTAAAGCTGAAAAATGGTTCCGTCTTGCCGCTGAGCAGGGCTATACCGACGCGCAAATTATTCTCGGATTCATGTACGGCACCGGTAAAGGCGTGCCGCAGGATGATGTTCAAGCTGAAAAATGGTTCCGTCTTGCCGCTGAGGAGGCTAAGGCCACCGCCCAAAATAAACTCGGGAATATGTACTACTTCGGAAATGGCGTTACGCAGGACGATGTTAAAGCTGTAGAATGGTACCGTCTTGCCGCTGAACAGGGCTATGCCTACGCCCAATATAATCTCGGGGTTCTGTGCGAAACCGGAATAGGCGAGCCGCAGAACGATGCTCAGGCAGTAAAATGGTACCGTCTTGCAGCTGAGCAGGGCCATTCCAAGGCGCAATATAATCTCGGGGTCATGTACGCAGAAGGACGAGGCGAGTCGCAGGACCACAAAAGCGCATACATTTGGTTTTTTATCGCAGAAGTAAATGGAATTGTGGGCGCAAAACAGAATAGAGATAGGGCTGCAAAGCGCCTTACGCAGCAAGAACTATCGCAAGCCCAAAGGGAGATTGCGGTACACTTTGAGCAGTTGAGGGGCATGTGA